TGGCTCCACCATATCCTGCAAACATTTCAAAGGTCTTAATCATTTTATATACTCCACAATAACATACAATCTATAAAACTCTTGTAATGTTCACTACCCTCTATATTTTTTGATAACGTTACCATTCCGTTTTCAATTTTGGTTACTGTTGTAAATTCTCCTGGTTTGCTTAAAATATGTTTTGCTTTCATTTATTTAATTCCTCCATTTTCTTTGCTATACCGTTTTTTAATTTTATGTAACACCATTGTGCTTCGTCTCGACTACCAACCCTTTTCTTTTGCATTGGTATTCCTTCATCCTGGAATATTTGTTTGAAGTTTCTCTCAGTTTCAATCTTTGTTCTATCTGTTGCGTTTAAACAGTATGATAGGTATGCTCGATAGACTGTATCATGCTGTTCGATTGCATCTATTTCTTTAACCATTTCAACTTCATCTTGTAAAAATGCAATAGCACTTGAAGTTTCTCTTTTAATTATAGATCTTACTTTATCATATGAGTCTGCTCGACTGAAACCTTTATTAGCTCTTAATCGGTCCAATCCATCTAAAGCCCAGTTTAAAACTCCACTTAATTCAGTAGGTGTTGTTAATTTCTTAATGATTTCAGTATCTGCGATTCTATGGTTTGGTTTAAGAGTTCCATCCTTCTCCATTTGCTCGTATATATTATTCATTCTAAATGTAACATCGAAACTGATTGGAATCCATCTACCCCAGAATCCTTCACTATCATCTACACTTCTTGGAATATTATTTGTACTATATATCATCTTTGCATAATTCATAAAGATTATTGGATCTGCATGTTTTTTATCTGCAGTAATCTGGTCATGACCTGTAAGCTCCTTGAACACAGTTGTATCTTTTAGTGTTGCATTTCCTAACTCTGTACCTAAATTTGCCAACTTTCCATGCAGAAAGGATTTCATAAAAGTTTTTTCTTGCAGATCCTGAAGACTTATGTTTGCACAATTTTCGGCACCTAAAAGACATTTCATCTGTTCGATAGTTTTACCTTTTCCATTACGACCACCACCGAAGAATAAAAATGCTTTTTCAAACTCATAATCTCTGTATAATAAGTAGCCATATAATTCTTGAACAACTAAAACATCTTGTGGTGGCAAGATTGTATCAAAATGTTTATGAGTTACTTCACAAACTGCATCTTCCTTGAATGTTACAGGTAGTTTATTAAAGAATTTCTTATCAGGTGAAAATGGTAGTAATTTTCTTTCGAATATATCTAGTATACCATTTTGTACGCAGATATACCTCGCATCTTCTTCTTTATAGAAATCAACACCATTTACATAAGTTTGCACTTGGATTTTATCTTTTACTTTTTCAGCAATAGCTTTATCATAATGTTTACCAAGCGAATTATACACAAATTCTTGGATATATGTGTGAGCCTTGTCGATATAAATTCCATCATGGTAAATATACATTGACGGCTCTTTAATAGATCTTAATGTATAAATATATTTACTATCTAAAATTCTTTCAGCTAATTCATTAATAACAGATTTTTTATCAGCTGTAGATGGTGGATTATCAAGCATATAACTTTCAGCTTTTTGGAAAGTATAATTTTGGTATGATTCTGGAGAAGTTTTCCATTTATCAAACTCTTCCATCTTTTTATAGATAGTTTGTTTGTCGTACCCGCTGTATAATAATTTAAGAACTTCTCGATATTCTTTAGCACTCCTAGAAGTATCTTTCTTTTTGGGGGCATCCACCATAATTATTTTGTTAAATACCTTGGCATTAAGGTTTAGATAAGCTTTAGGGTCATAACCGAGGAAACAGGCTCTAGCGATGTCGTGTGTTGACCTATCTAGTGTATCATTCTTAATATCATAAGTAGTATGTAAATAATCATAAAACGAGGCTACATATAATTTATAATCAGAATCTGATGCTATTTTAATAATAACTTTAATTCCAGCTCCACTTGGACTAATAAAGGCCATAGACACATATGGGTCTTTTGAAAGTTGATCCTTAACTTTTTCTACATCTTCAATATAATCTATATCAATTGGTGCATAACCAGATTTTTCAACTAAACATTTGTTTCGTCTTTCAGTAAAAATGCCTGCGGGAGTAATATATGGTAATAATTTCTTAATCTTATTCCTTTCTTTCTTTTGTTCAATCTGAATAGGATTATTAATTGCTTGTATTTGTTCACAACATTCTTTAAGACTATCTTTAATAATTATATCATGCGCTTCTTGTAATGTAACTGCTGCATCTGGAATAAGTTTAGTGATTCCACCATAATATATATTAAACTTATTCATCTGATTCCTCACAAGATTCTTGTTTTTTGATAACTATTGTATCATCTATAACTTCTAATGTTACTCGATCTAGTGGACCTAGATTTAAGTATTTTAGTAAATCTTGTGGAAAAGTTAATTTCACAGAGCTGTTTCCGGAACTTCTTAATCTTCTTTCAAATTTCATTTTATCACCATAAGAACTACTTTCAAACTACTTATATATAAAGGTTTCTATTATTTTACATGATATACATGTTTTACATCGATTTCCTATATTGCTATGAGAATCAATAATATTTTATATTAATATAATAATATATACGTTTGTATAGTAAGTTGGGAAACTACATGTAAATCATGTAAAACATGTAATAGAAACATTTATATATAAGTTATATTAATAAAGACTTATGTCAAGAAAAGCTGTTCTAAAAAATGCTATACTAAAGGTTGTTAATGCACCTTTAGCTGATTTTGAACATTTGGATTCTTTAGGAATTAATAGATCTAAATTCTTTAGACAGGCTGTTGCAGCACTAAAAGAAGGTAAATTTGAGTACAAAAGGTAACTACTATGGATAAACCTATATTGATTAATATAAATCAAAATATCACAAGGAAACTCGTGTCTGACCTGAAGCCTTATGGTAAAAATAATAAGATGCACCCTGAAGAACAGGTTGAAACAATAGCCAATTCTATTAAGCAGTTCGGGTTTAACAATCCAATTATAGTAGATAACAACAAAGTTAAATGTTTAAACAGAGATGTTAAATTATAATGGCAGGACGAACAGTTGCACCCAAAGGACCAATGCAGGTCAGTGCCAACACCAAGACACGACAGGAGAAATTTATTAAAGGTTTCGCTGCTAACTTAGGGCATATTGGTAAGGCCTGTGAAGCGGCTGATATTAACCGTGCGACTTATTATGATTGGCAAAGTCGTGATCCTAAATTTAAAATAAGATTACATGAGAAGATTGAAAATATCAACGACAATATTGAACAAGTTATAGTGGCCAAAGCACATAAAGGCGACAATGACTTATTAAAGTTCTGGGCTAAGACTAAGATGCGGCATCGTGGCTTTGTTGAAAGCCAAGAGCAAACTACTAACATAACGGCCATCAATATTACATTTGAAAAGGCAACAGATGATCCAACACTTATTATAGATCAAGAATAATATTTACCCAAGAATAACAACTGCAGGGTTTCCTTGCGGCTCATCTTGGCTTAATGCAAAGTTAGTGTAGAAATAGCACACCCACGTCAAATGGGTAGGGTCTGGTGAAAACCCAGCACTTTGTTTTATATTTCAACTGACCATTGAAACAGGTGTTGTCCAAATTCCTGGTTTTTTCATTGTTTCGCAACAAACCTTGGGCTGGTCACCCTCCCTTTATATTCACGAAAGTGAAAACCGGTACCTCAGCGGTTGGATGGGTTAAATTCCCTCCTGAGGACGGTTTTTAATATTCATTGGAGAAAACATGAGCAATAAACTATCAATCAAAATAAGGCCAACGAAAAAGCAAGAAGTATGCTGGGCTAGTTTGAGAGATAATTCAAAGAAGTTTGTCTTATTTGGTGGTGGTGCAGGTGGGGGAAAAGTAGTTCCAAAAGGGGACTCCATTCTTACTCCATTTGGATTTAAAAAAATAGAAGATTTAAATGTGGGTACATTAATTAATAATCCTGATGGGAGTGTGTGTAAAGTAGTTAAGCTCCACCCTTGGCATAACTATGAAAAATGGAAAATATCTTTTATAGATGGAACTGAATTAACTACTACTGGTGGACATCTTTGGAATGCGTGGAAATGTTCCAAATCAAGAAAGATAAAGAACAAAAATATTTGTGGAGAAGATTCTGCCGAGGTTATTGAAACCAGAGGAATGCTTGATTGGATCAACAGGGGATATAATGTTGCAGTACCAGTAAACGAAGAACAACCATTTAATGTTACTTTTAGAAAAAGAGTCCAATTAGATCCATATCATTTAGGTTTATTTTTAGGTGATGGACATATAAGTAAAAAGAATTTATCAATAACTTCAGCAGACCATGAACACATGAAACGAGTATTCCCCATTGATGGATATACATTAAACGGATATAGTTACTGGTTTAAAGGAAAACTAAAAAAACAATTAGTTTCTGGTTTTGATAAATTAGGATTACTAGGTAAAAAATCTAATAATAAATTTATTCCTAAACAATTTAAATATGCCTCCATAAGAGATAGATATAGCTTAATACAGGGTTTAATGGACACTGACGGATATATCTCTAAAGATGGAAAGATGTACTATACAACAATTTCTTCTGAATTAGCAGAAGATACGGCATTTGTTATAAGAAGTCTCGGAGGTGTTGTATCTATAACTAAAAAGAAGGTTGGGTATAAAAAGGATGGTGTTTTTATTAGATGTAACGATTGTTATGAGCTGTATATAAATTATAGAAATTCTCAAAAGTTTTTTAGGCTTGAGAGGAAATTATCTAGGTCTAAAGGTAATAAAACAATATGTAAAAGAGTTAAATCCATTGAAATAATTGGTGGCGATACATTCGAAGGAAGATGTATAACTGTGTCTCATCCCAACGGTCTTTATATAACAAATAATTTCATTGTAACTCATAATTCATGGCTTGGTTGTGAGTGGACAGTTCTAATGTGTTTAATGTATCCGGGAGCCAAGATGTTTATCGGGCGGAACGAATTAAAAAGACTAATGGCTTCAACCTTTATTACATTTCTAAAAGTAACAACTCACCACGGAATACCTAAAACAATGTGGAAACTTAACTCTCAATATAACTTTATTCAATTTACAAACGGCAGCAGGATTGATTTACTTGATGTGTCTTACCAACCGCGTGATCCTTTATATGAAAGGTTTGGTTCAACTGAATACTCAAGTGGGTGGTTAGAGGAAGTTGGTGAGATTAAAGAGAAAGCCTTTGATGTGTTGAAATCAAGAATGGGCAGACATCAGACTCCTAAGATGGTAGAGAATGGATTTAAGTCTAAGATGTTTCTTACTTGTAACCCAAAAAAGAACTGGGTTTATCATCAGGCCTATAAGCCATGGAAAGAACATTGTCTACCTCCTGAATGGGTGTTCATACAATCGCTTTATACTGATAACCCTTATACCGCTTCCGAATACGGAGAAAACTTACGATCGATAAAAGATCCAGTACTACGAGAAAGACTTATGCTTGGGAATTGGGAGTATGAGAATGATGATGCAATCTTAATAAAATATGAAAACATACTAGACATGTTCGGGAGAGAATATGATGTCGAATCAATGGGAGGAGATTTCTATTTGTCTGTGGACGTTGCAAGATTTGGTAGAGACAAAGCAGTTATAATGTTATGGCAAGGATGGTTCATTAGAAAGATCTGGTTTTATGATAAGTCCTCCGCAGACTTCCTAGAAGATAAGATTACTTCAAAGGTGAATCAATATCATATTGAATGGAATAATGTTGTTATAGATGAAGACGGAGTCGGTGGAGGTGTTGTAGATCATTTGAGAGGATGTACAGGATTTGTGAACAACTCAACAGCAGTGGAAGAGTTCTATGAAGATACTCAAGACACTAAAATGTATAACTATAGGAATCTACGATCTCAATGCTATTACAAATTGGCAGAAGTTATCAATGAAGGAAAGATCGGAATATCAAAAGATCTTCCAGTGGATATTAAGAATGGCATAATAGAAGAGCTTGAATGTGTGAAGAGAAAAGACGTGGAGAAGAATGAGACAACTCTTGCAATCATCGGAAAGGATGAGATGAAGGAGATGATAGGAAGATCACCCGACTTTGCAGATTCAATGATGATGCGATGTTACTTTGGACTAGGAGAAGTTGAAAACTTTGATGTGAGTATAGAATGGTAAAGAAAATGAAAAAATTATATGAAAAAGAAAAAACGATTAAACAGAAAAAGA